GTCCCGGTACCGTAGATGGTATGCGCGACCGGATTCGCCGCGTTGAAGGCGAGCGCGCCGCCGACCGTCAGACTTCCGGTCAGGGTGAGCGACGAGGCCCACGACGGCGCCGCGCCGACGCCATTCGAGATCAACACGCTGCCCGCCGCGACGCTCGCGAGCCACGACGCGCCGTACGTCGCGTCCCCGGTGTCGCGCATCAGCAATCCGCCGAGCGCGCCGCCCGAGAACACGTGGGCCGCATTCCAGTCCGACGGGTTAACCTGATTTGGATCGGGCCCGTCCGCGATGGTGCTGTTCTTGAGATGTTTGACTAGTTGCGCCATGGCGTTATCCGATGGTGACGGCGAGCGCGCCGATGGCAAACGACGGCGCCGGATCCCCGCTGATAATCGTGCGCGGAACCGTCAGCACGTCCCACACGAGCATGTTGCCCCCCGTCGCCGCGTCCATGATCGCGAAGTGGGTCACCGTGCCCCAATTGGCCGATGGCGCCGGAAACACAATCGCGAGGGCGTTGGCCGTGTTCCCGCCCGATCCGCTACTGTTGCCCGACGTCCCGCCTTGCGTCGCGTTCCAATTGGTATCGAGCGGCGGGAGATTCACCCGCGCGTACGCGCCGCCCGAGACTTCCGTCCCGCCCCCGGCGTCGGTCGGCGCGGCGGTGAAGAGCGCCATCCAGAGCGCGGCGGGTTTCGCCCACGTGCGCGTTCGAAACAGGTGATCGATAAACAGGTTCTCCAAGTAGTCGGTTGCTTGTGCGGCCCCCATCGTCGGATCCTTTCTTCAGCGTGCCGGAAGATAGCGGTCAGCGCCCGTGCGCCGCATGAGTTCAGCCGAGATCGCGTCGGTCATCTGCCGCACGGTCGTCATATCGAAGACGCCGCTCACGTTCATGTTGACGGTGGGAGACGTCCCTCCTCCACCGCCCGCCAGCGGCGCTCGCGCCCCAACCTGTTCATCGAATTTGAACCACGCATCGACGATCAACTGCGTGAGATCCACCTCGGGCGCTTTTTTCTGTTGCTCGGCGATCCGCCCGAGCGCGGCGTCGCGTCGGCTCGCGGCATCCCCGGCCGCGTCGGGCGTCGTCGGCCCCATCGTGCGCGCCGTATTGAGCGCCGTCGCGGCGGTGACTTCTTCCTTGAGCGTCGCGACCAGCTTCTCGTGCGCGATGATCTGTTTGACCGTCGCTTCCATGTCCTTTTGGGACGACTCCTGCTCCTGCCGACTCAGCCCGAGCAACCCCGCACTCATGGTCGAAATGTGATTGCGTTCGAGCTCGCGGACCTTCGCGTCGAGCGTCTCCTGTTTGTTTTTCTCGGCGTCTTGGTCCTTGAGGATCTGCTGGACCTCTTTCAGAAAATCGGCGTGCTCGGTATCGGCGGCTTTCTCGGTCGCGCGTTGTTTGGCGAGCTCGCGGGCGTACTCCTGAATCGCCCCCGTCAACCCCGCGCCTCCGTACCGCCCGGCGAGTTCTTTCACGGTGAACGCTTGCGAGTCGAGGTCCTTCGTCAGTTGCGGAATCACTCCGGCCTGCGTGAGTTGTTCGATTTGTTTCGCCCATTCGTAAAACGCTCGGTCAGAGGCCGCGGTGGCGGTCCCCTGCAGCGTCGTTTTCAACCGCTCCAGATTCTTCTCGGTGAGGATGTTGACCGCTTCGGAGAGGTTGGTCACACTGTAGCCCGCCGCGTCCGAGGCCTTCGCGAGCGTGTCGCCGACGGCGCCGGCCGTCTCTTTCGCCACGTTGCCCATTCCGAGCAGCGACGCCGTCGCCTTACCGATCACGTTATCGAGGTCGAACATGTCGGAGACGGCCCGACCGATTTTCCACCCGATGAACGCGGAGCCGAGGAGCTCCACCGCGCCCGCCGCCGAGACGACTTCCGTGATGGTCGCCGCGGTCTGCCCTTGGAGCGTCAGAAATCCGGCCGCTTCCATTTCGGCGGTCGACACGACAGTCATGCCACTGGCGGCGACGGTTTCGTTGGCGGCTGCGAGCCCGCCGAGTGCCGTGGTCGTCGTCGTCGCCGCCGCGTTGATGTTGCCTAGCGCGCCGCTCACGGCGTCGAGCGCACTGCCCCCGCCGCCCTTGGGGGCGAGCGCCTTATCGACAGCCGCGCCCACGGCATCGGCCTGGACTTCCATCGCTTTCAGTCGGGCCGTCGATTCGTCGACTTCCGTCTTGAAGTCTCCGAAATCGGCGTCGAATTTTCCGGTGACAGCCATGTGCGGTTACTCGGCAGCTTCGCGAATCATGTCCTCTAAGATGACGGTATAGACATCAGCATCGAGTCCGGCGACGTACTCGTAGGGCCAGTGATAGCGTCGGGCGATGGCGAGGTCGCGAACGATGGTGGCACGCCAAGACGGGTTTTTTTTTCGGCGATCCGCTCCGCGATCATCTCGAGCTCGTGCCGCTTGATGGCTTGGAGCACTTCGTCGAACGACGCGGGGTCGAGCTGGTCGAGCGCCGACGTCGCCATGACGAGGGGATCGTCGCCGTTCAATCCGCGTAACGGCACGATGCGCCCCGTGGCGTCGGTCAGATTCCAGTCCAGCAGGTAGGCGAGGATCATCGAGAGGCCCGCGCGCATGACGACATTCGGCGCGAGGGTGCCATCGGCGGTGATGATGTACTGGCGTTGGTAGTGTTTGTTGCGCTCGCCCGCCGTCAGCCGCTTGGTGACGAGGATCCAATCACCCTCGGTCAGATCCAATCGTCGCGTCTCGGGCTGCACGAAGCGCCAGCCGGGCGGCAGCGTAGTACTCATCGGCGCAGGGTCCTCGGTAGACCGAGCCGGGCGGTCAACGGACCGCGCAGTCCCGGTAAATCAAATGAAAGAATCTCGAACTCCCAATCGGCGTTACGGACACGGGCGACAAAGATCAACGGTCGTTGCGCGATCTTGAACGCGTCGGCGAGGACGACAGTCGCCGAGAGCTGCCAGCGACGGACATCTCGCTTCCACGTCAGCTGATAGCCGTTGATCGCGGCGGCCGTGTAATGCGACCACCGAACCTCGGCGACCACGCCCTCGATGACCGACGGAAAGACAACCACACGACTACGAGGGCAGCGTCCACGGGCCTGCGGCGACGAACGTCCCATTCATCGCGACGCCCCCGTTGGAATCGACGGTGATTTTGCCGTCCATCCAGCCCTTGCCCGAGAACGATTTCGTCGTGTCCGTTTTGACCGGCAGGAGCTTCAGCGCGGGCGCGACGGCGCTTTGAATCGCCGCGAAGAGCACCATGCCGTCCACGGAGTCGTACCAGCCTTTGTAGCTGCCCTTGATATCCGGTCTCCCGATGACGTAGACCTCGTTGGGGTCTTCGAACGCCGTCACTTTGACCTTCTGGGTGGTCATATCGAGATCCCAGTAGTCGAGGGACGCAACGGCGATGGGCGTCGCGCCTCCGGTGACGTCCATTTCGACGACGCCGCCTTTTCCATGATGCCGGTCGGTGGCTGACATGTGCTCACTCCTCTCGTTAGTCGGGTTCGGCCCAGATGCGATAGCGGGCGCCACAGTGCGTCCACTTCAGCGTGGCGTCGTTGGTCTGGGGCTCGACATCCCAGACGCGGCGCCCTTCGCGTTCTAGCAACATCACGCCGTACCCCGTGATCGTCAGGGCCGCAGGCGGCGCAGGCGGTTGCGGATCCAGCAGCGCATCGATCCGGTCGCCCGCTGCCCGCGCATTGTGACGAGGGGCTGCCGGCGTCGAGAGTTCGACGGCCTTCACGAGATACAACATCGACTCCCACGCGCGTCCGCCGAACATGGGTTGGTCGTTCCCGTCCGCTATCGCGACGACCACGAACTGCGTCAGGTTGGCCGGCGCGACCTGATACCAGACCCCACCGGGCATCAGTCCCGTCAGCGTCGCGTCGGCGCTGAGATAGTCCAGCAAGGCCCGTTCAATGGCGCTCGAATCAGCCAATGACATCCCCGTCGTCCATCACGCCGGACACGCGAAACCCGCGCTCCTCTAACATCTTCGACAACGCGAGGTACTGACGACGCGCCCACTCGTAGGCGCGCGGGATGAACACGTGACGCGGACCTTCGGCGCCGCGGTTGATGCCCGCTTCGGTGTGACGCACCATCGTGCCGTGGTCGTAGATCCACGCGAGCGGGTGCGGATTCCGGACATTCGCAATAATCCGAAGGTTGTCCGTTTCCACGTCGACGGTGTGCTCGAGCGGCGCCGCGAGGGCCGATGCCTCGGGTGGATACGCGGCCGCGATGTCGGCTTGCGCGCCGACGACGTGCTCGGTCACGATGCTCTCGGCCTCCTGCAGTACCGTCTCGGGAAACCGGGCCCATTCCTCAAGGTCGAGGCCTTCGAAGTACAACCGATTCATGGCACGACCTCGACGACGCCCAGCACGAGCTCGCGGCAGCGTTCGTCGACGTTGACGAGGCCGACCACGTTTGCCGTATGCGAACGCTTGGCGTTGTCGGTCCACGTGACGCGTGTTTGCGTCGTGACGTCGGGATGGAAGGGCACGAAGACGAGGAGCGTCGCCGCCGAGAGCACGGTACCGGACGCGAGCTGCTCGATATCGCGCACGGTCGCCGGTTTGATCTCGCCCCAAAGGGCCGGAGGCGTCAGCGGCGCATACGTTTGCGTGAATCCGCCGTCGCCATCGGAGACGGGCGGACCCGGCGCATCGAGCGAGACGCGCTGAATCCGGGCGGAGTTCGGCGTTTGCACGCCAATCATCAGGGTATCTCCTGCGGGACGAAGGGCGCGAGCGCGGCCTCGAAGCCCTGCGGAATCTCGACGGCGCCCACGCGCGATCCGCCCAGCGTGACCAGATCACGTCCCGCCGTCGCGTAGTGCGCGAGCAGCAGCCCGACGACCTGTACGAGCTCCGGGTCGAGGTCGGCGATGTCGGTGCCGACCGTCACGGCGACGCGCCAGCCTTCGTAGGTCCGCACATCCGAGGGCAGCGGGCCGACGAACGTGATGATGCCGGGGCCGCGCTGCACCGTATAGGCGACGGGGTCGAGCACGGTCTCGACGTTCGCGGTATCGGTGCTCGCAATCGTCTCGACGCTGACGAGCGGAAGCGTCGGCAGTTGCAGCACCGCCCCGATGCTGATCGCCGCGCCATCGTAGTACAGCGTGTGCGTCTGCGCGGGAATCGCGCTATCGATGCGGCGCTCCACATACGCCCGCGCGGCCGCGATGAAGTCGTTCATTTGCGCATCGCGCGGATCGCCGTCCAGCCAGTCCAGTCCGGCGCGGAGCTTCGCCTCGGGGAGCGTGAGCGGCTCGGCGACGGGCGGCGTCTTCACGACGCGCACCGGATCGCCGACGCTTACGACCGGCGGCGTCCAGACGCCCGTGTCCGGCCCCCAGAAGTCCCACCAGCTATCCATGACTTCTCCGACGCGGCCGCCGATACGTGCCGGTCGTGAACTCGCCCGGCTGTAACGTCACCACGCGGTCGGGTGGCGGCGGACCAATCAGCGGCCGACTCGCGGCGAGTTGTGCATCACGCATCGGCGTTTGCTCAATCACGATCCGCTTGTTCGTCGGGTTAGGCGTCCCGTGATAGTCGGCGCTCGTACAGCCCGTATGCGGCGCGTCGTCCACGGGACACGGCCCCGGATCGAACCACCAATTCACGGGGCGACTCCCGATTGCCACGCCGCGCCGGCCCAGTTCGCGAAGGTACCGTCACCCAGTACGACGTACTCGCCGGTCGTCCACGCCGTCGCGGGCGAGGCCGTGACGGTGTCCATCGTGGTGAACTCGTCGGGCGCTTCGGCCCCGGCCGGCGTCCACGTCCCCGGGGTGCCCGCCGTCGCGCCGGTCGCGGCGGGTCCGTTGTTACTCCAGCCCGGGATCGTCGTGTCGATAGGCGTCGGCGGTCCTTCGGTCGAGGAGATACCGTCATCGGGCGGGCTGTTGCTCCAGCCCGGAGGTGGTGCGGCGGCTTGCGCAGTAACTTCTTCCATCGGTGACTCCTATCGAACGGTGCGCCGCCGCGACGACGACGCACCGAGGTGGTTTAGTTCAGCCCAGTGACCTTGCCGAAGGCGCCCGGACGATAGACGGCCAGCGCGAGGCGCTCCTCCGCGCGGATTGCCACCAAGTTCTTGATGAAGAAGTCCTGGTGAGAATTTGAGGCCTCTATTCTGATCCCGCCCTTGCGGAAGACCTGCGACATCGTGCCGAAAGCGCCGACGAGCGCCGTGTTGGCGACAATCGACGGAGTGACCGCAACCGGCGTGCCCCAGATGGACGTGTTCGGCAGCGACGCGAATGGTCCGCCGCCGAGATACTCGCCTGTCGTGGACTTCGAGGTGGCGACCGTGAACCAGTTCGCGGGGTTCATCACGACACCGTCGGGATAGACGAACGCTGTCGTCGCAATCGCGGTGATCTGGCGCAGGACCGCATCGACGTTCGTCTCGGGTGGAGTCGCGGCGCCGTTGCGTACGACGGCGGTCGCCAGACCCGGACGATTCATGACGCCCATGATGTTGGGCGGCGTGCCGTTGCCATTGAGCAACTGGTCTTCCTCGGCCAACTGCACACCGAGCGTGAGTCGCGCGTTGATGTAGCTTTCAATCGCGGCCACATCTTCAAGGAGCTCCTCGGTGACCGGCAACCAGTGCGCGATCTTGGACACGGGGTCGGTGTGCTGATCGAAGACCAACGCGCTTTCCGGTTTCGCTGCGCCTTCAGCGACCGTCGCCGCCGCGTTGGTGAACGCCGTTTCCACCATGTAGATGATGGCGTTCGACGTCGCGGTGCCCGAGGCCATGAGGTCTGACACCAGCAGTCGCTTGAACAGCGTCGACACGATGCCGGGCAAGTACTGCGGGATGATCAGCTTCCCGCCCGATGCCGGGTCTTCCGTGAGTGTGGTCGCGTGCAACGGGCCGAAGCACTCGACCGACGGCGTCGCCCAGGCGCCGTTGCGCCGATGCCCGCCTGCGCGCAGGAATTGCTGCACGTCGGCGTTGTGGACAAACTGTTGACCGATGTTGCGGCGCTCCATCGAGGTAACGGCGGCGGCGGCCGCACCCCCGGCGACATCGCCATTGAACTGCGAAATCCGCGCGAGGAACGCGGCATCGCCCTGCGCCGCATCGAGCTGGCCCTGAATCGTGCTGCATTCATCGAGCACGGCTTGGATCGCGCCTTTCTCTTCGGCGGTCATGATGCGTCCAGTCACGGCGGGCGTCGTGGCCGTCGCGGGCGTGACGACGTGTGCCTGACACGCGCGCGCCGTGTTGTCGATGAGCGTCCGAGCCGCGGCCTTTTTCGCCCGCAGGTCCGTTTCCAATTGCGCGACGTTCATGGGGTCACTCCAGTGCGTATAGCTGCCGCGTCAGCGCGAGTTGCTCCTCGACGAACGCCGCGTGTTCCTGGGCCGTGGCCGGTACAGGCTCCTGGGCCGTGACATCCGGTGTCGTGAGAGCGGCGACGGGCGCAGGCGCGGCGACACTGCCGCCCAGTCGCGTGATCGTGTCGGAGAGCGTCGCGATGCGATTGATCATCCCGGCGCGCAGCGCCTCGGGTGCGCGGAAGACCCGCCCTTGTCCGTAGGTGTCGCGCACGGTGGCGACATCCGAGCCGCGGCCCGCCGCGACGTCGGTCAAAAACTGCGTGGCGAAGCCTTCGACAATCCCTTTCCGGTGCAGCAGGGCCTCGTCGGTGAGCGCGCCGCCGTCGGCGCCCTCGCCCTTGTAGGCGCCCCCGCCCGCGATGAGCGTCCGCTTGATGCCCATCTTGTCGAGCGCCGCCGAGATGTCGTTGTAGAGCGTGTAGACGCCCACGCCGCCGACGAGCGACGACGGCGAGCCGACGATTTCGGTGGCGCCCGATCCGATCCAATACGCGGCCGATCCCATCAGGTGATTCGAGACGGCGACGACGGGCACCTTGGCGCGCGCGGCCAACACTTCGCGGGCGACTTCGTGAATGCCTGCGACGTTGCCTCCGGGCGAGTCGATGTCGAGCACGATGGCGCGCGGATTAGCGGCGACCGCTGCGTGAAGATCCTCGGTAATCCCCTCGGCGGTCGTACCGCCCGACATGTTCGTCAGCATGTTCATGCGCGGCGAGATCACGCCGTGAATCGGGATGACGTGCACACCGCCCGAGCCCGTCACCTTCGGCCGGCGCGCGGCGACGGCGGCGCTGAGCTCCTCGTCGGTCGCGTGGTGTCCCGCGATGTGCCGCGCGAGAATCTCCGCCACGACGGTGCGCATCTCGCCCGTCAGCGCCCACGGATGTTCGAGCGTGAACGCGAGCACGCGATCCAACGAGCCGGTTACGAATTCAGACATGGGGGAAGCTCCCGCGAGGCGGCGAAGGGATCGCCGCCGCGCTCCAACAGCAAATACGTGGTCGCCGTCACCGTCGTCGCGAACGAGTCGGCCTGCGCGGGCGGCAGATGGTGTGCGAGGTCGGCGACAAGCTCCCGATGGCAGCGCGGAAAGTTGAGCGCCTCGGCGCGTTGCGCTTCGGGAATGCGCGCCAGCCGGTCACGCTGCCGCTGGAGATGCTCACGCGTCACGCGCTCGACGGCGTACGGCATCATGTCGATCACCGAGGCGTGCGTCGGTCCCAGCGTCGGCTCGGACGCGGCGGGCCCGCCCTGCTGCGCGGCGAGCTGGTCGGCGCTTGGGTCGTCCTTCATCGAGGGCAGGTTCAACCGGGCGCGCCCTTCGTTGGCCGTCATGAACGGACGCCCGATGGAGAGATTGAGCGCGGTCGCCTGCTCCTCGAAGCTGCCCGCTAGCTTGGCCGCGATGTTGAACTCGATATAGACGTCGGTGGCGTCGGACGATTCGGGAAGCAACTGCGCTTCGAGCTCCTCCTGCACCATTTCGAGCCACGGGCCGAGCGTGTCCGCGTACAGCTGCTTGTGTTGCTCTTTGATATTCGAGAACGTCGCGTGATCGAGGATGCCCACCATCGGCGGCGGGATGTGATACGCCGACGCGCACTCCTCGCGCGACAGCTTGCGCGCTTGAAGATACTCGGAGTCCCGCGCACTGTGCGACGTGTTGACCCACGTCATCGAATCCTCGAGCACCGGGACCATGCCCGCGTTCTCGGGACCGGCGAATCGCTGTTGCCATTGTGTGCGCCACGCCTGTTTTTGCTCGGTCGTCCAGCGCGGCGCGTCCTTCGGACGTTGGATCACGCCTTCCATGCGACCCGCGTTGCGCCAGTAGGCTTCGCGATAGAGCGCCGCGGCGTAATCCTCCTGTAGCAAGCGGCGCAGCGTTTCGAGCGGCGAGAGGCCGATGATCGGATCGAGCGCGTTGTAGCCGCCGAAGACGACCAGATCGGCCGGAACGATATCGATCTGTTGCCCACCGGCGTTGCCGTACCACGTAAAGGCGCGCGGCAGCAGGCCGCCGTAGGTGGTGAGTTGCTGGGGCGGGAGTCGGACGAGTCGCACTCGCAATCGCCCCTGCTCCTGACTTCGCACCTTCAGCCAGTAGGCGTTGAAATAGATCCCGAGGTCCGCGATGAGACTCTCGATCAGCCGGTAGCGCGTCGTCGCCGAGTTCGGATGCGCGAGCCAGCGCGCGACATCGTGGTCATAGAGGCGCTCGCGATCCGTGTCCGAGACGCGCCGGAAGACGCCGATGCCGAGCTGCGCGATGTTGCGACTGAGAAAATCGACCATCGTCCGCACGTTCGGATTCGTGGCGTAGATGGTCGCGTAGGCCGTCTGCAGTCGCGCCCACGGGGCGCCGCCCGCGCTCGCCGAGTGCAGGACGCCGGCCGGCAGTCCTTCGCCGCCGTACGATTTCAAGGCGCCGAGACTCTGCACGATAGCCACTAGGGCAACACCTGCAGAAAGGCGACGTTGGTGGTGTGGACGACGGCGTCACCGTCGAGCGGAGCGGGCTCGACGCTCGGTTTGAGGAGCGCCGCGGCGCGCAGCACGAGCCACGGTCCCTTCGTTTCCCAGAGTGCGCCCTTGATGGCAGTTGTCGGATCGTCTTTGAGGTTGACGATCACGAGCCGTCGTAGGCACGGAGGTTGCCGCCACCAGATCACAGGTGTCGGCGATGATGCGGCGTCTCAGCCCGACTGAGAAGTTTTCGAATGAAAACCCCGGTCGGGTGTCACTCGTCGTCGGTGGCGTCGGGATCGCGCATGACCCGTTGACGAATCACGGTCGGCACGTTGGTGCCGGTCCGGCGCGCTTCGGCATCGAGCGCATCGAAGACGCGGCCGGGAAGACCGACCGTCACGAAGTGTGACTTGTCGTTGCGATCCAGCGGCGGGCGTCCATTCGGGTTGGAGGACTTCATCGCGCGCCGTCCTTTCATCGGTTGTCCCTAAGCATACGCGGAGATGATTGTCAAGAACGTAACGATTTAGGCACCGACGACCAGATCCGGGTCTTCGGCCGGTTGGTCGCCCGGTCGCATCGCGAGCTTCCGCGCGAGCAGCGTGGCGATCACCGGATCGATCCTGCCTCGACTGCGCCGCTTCGTCGGGTACAGGTTGTCCTTCTCGTCGCGCTGGACGACGGCGTTCGAGATGCACCACGCCATGAGTTCGTTCCCGCCGGCATCGATGAGCCCGTCGAGGACATCGGCCTCGAAGTCTTTCGCAGGCTGCGTCATCTGCGGCAGCGTTTGCGGAATTTCGACCACCTCGAACCGGTCGCTCAGGTCTTGGACTAAGTTGCCCGCGTTCCACGGATCGATCCCGATGCTCTGAACGTCGAACAGGTCGGCGGCGCGCTCGACGAGCTCCCGCACCACGTCCTGATCGATCCGGTTGCCGGGGTTGGTCTGCAAGTAGCCGCGCTGCACCCACAGTCCGTACGGCGCGCGATCCCGGTGGGCTCGCTCTTCGAGGGTATCGAACGGCGTCAGACACCACGCGAGTACCCGCCACGTGTCGCGCGTCTCGGTCGGCGGGAAGACCACGGCGACCGCCGTCAGGTCAATCTTCGAGGACAGGTCGATGCCGACCCAGCACGGCTCGCCGCGCATGTCCTCGGCGGTCCACGTCGTCTGGCCCTTGCGCCAGCCATCGAGCGAGAGCCACGGCGAGAACGCATTCACCCACAGGTTGAGCCGCTTTTGTTTGAACGCGGCAGCGGCAGGCGGCATGTTGATCGCCTTGGCGGCGAGCGCCGCGAGGTCCTCGGGATTGATCGACACGCCGTAGTTGGGATTGGCCTTGCGCCAGGTGCTCTCCTCCTTCCAGTCATCCTCGGGATCAGCGTGGGCGATGAAGGCGAAGAAGGTTTCATCGTCAAAGAGCCGCTCGAGCACGCTGCACGCATAGCGATGCTGGTCGCCGCACGGGGTGACCGGATCGTTGCCTGCTGTCGTGATCCAGTTGATGAGGGGTTGGAGCCGCGCGCCGGTCGCCGTCTCCATCACGTCGATCATGCCCCGGTCCTTCATCGCGTGCGCTTCGTCGATGGTGACCAGATTCGGGTTGAGTCCGTCGGTCGAATCCTTGTCCGCGCCCAGCGGTTCGAGCTTCGACGCCGTACGCTCCCAATCCAGATTCGCCATGAAGACTTCGATACGGGAGCGCAGCCCGCTCGACTCGACCAGCTTTTTGCAGTCGTTGAACACAATCTTGGCCTGCTCGCGTTTGGTCGCAACGCAGTACCCCTCGGCGCCGGGTTCGCCGTCGAAGAAGGTCACATAGAGCGCCACGATGGCCGCTTCGAGACTCTTGCCGTTCTTGCGCGGTACCTCGTTGTACGCCGTGCGGAAGCGGCGGAGCTCCGTCGCGTAGTCGACCCACGCGAACACCGAGCCGAGCCGGAATTGCTGGTGCGGCTGCAGGCGGATGTGCTGATTCGCCCACTCGCGCCCCTTGTAGTGTTTCAGCAGGGACGCGAAGCGGAAGAACCGTTCCGCGCGCCAGTAGTCGAACCGGTAGCGCCAGCCCTCGCGCTCGCGTCGACGGTCGTCGAGGTGACGCTGACAGGCCAGCCGATGATATTTGCCTGCGGGCGTGCGACCGGTAACAACGTCTTGGGCGTAGGCATCGAGGGGATTCGTGCAGCACCTCAGTGCGTGGCCGTCGTCGGGGGTTCATCGAACTCGCTGAACGCATCGCCCTCGGGACCGGGCCCTTCGACCTTGAGTCGCGAGCGACTAGACGGCGTCAGCCCGAGCTCGGGCCAGAGCTTCCCACAGGACGCCAGCGCGCGATTCGCAATCGCGAGATACGGGTTGGTCATCGGGTACCCGCTGGGCGACTTGACGACCATCCCGGCGCGCTCGACCTGTCGCATCGCCGAGAGGTAGCGATCCCACTCCAAACACAACGCGATGAGCGCCGCACGATCCGCTTCGGTGACGACGCGCGCTGCGCGCAGCATCGGGGCGACCCGGACCCATTCGACACACGCTCCCGCGAATCCGGCGAGCTCGGTCGGCGGCGTATCAAACGACGTGTCGACGCGGGGCGTCTCGGGCTCCGCTTCGTTCAGCCGCCGTTTCCCCGGGTTCCCTTCGAGGCGCTTCCGCGCGGTCGGCAGGGGTTTGCGTCCTCTCATACGCCCGATGACTTTCGCTCGGTTTCGCCTAGTTTTGCTCGCGTTTTCGACCGTTTTCGCTCCGCTCCGGTTTCGCTGTTTTTCCCGACCGCTCTGGTATATACTATAGGTCGGTCGATGACGCATTCAGCGTCCGACACACGAGAGAGAGACGAAGCAACATGGCGACAGCGAAGACGACCAAGACGACGACCAAGGTGATTCGAAACCACACGGTTCAACCCGCCACGCGCGGTCCAGTGGGCAACTCGCAGTTCGTTCCTCCGGGCGTGAACGTCGCCGCGCCCGACCCCGCGGCGGAGGCCAAGGGTGACCTCAGCGTGAACGCGACGGGCAAGCGGCAGCGCGGCAAGTCGCTCCGCGACACCGAGGAGACACTTCGCGACCCGAAGCGTATCGACGCCGCGCTGACGGTTCCCAAGGTGACCAAGCGCACCCGTCCCGAGACGGATGGCCGGTGCCCGAAGTGCGGCCGCTTCAACGACCCGTTCTACCCCGAGTGCCTCAACGAGAAGGCGTGCGCGACCCGCGTCGAGACCGCCCAGAACTACAACACCTACGTGCTCAACCGGAAGCAGAAGTAACCAGCGGGGAGCGGCTCGTCCGCTCCCACTTTTTTCCACATCAGGAGAGCACATGAACACGAAGACCACCGAAATCAAATACCGCGAGTGTTGCGAGTGCGAGGTCGCCGTCGTCACCGAGGGGTGCCGGTGCGAGTGCCACGGGGACGGCGGCGAGGAAGGCGTCATCGGCGAGCCGACGCACGACTTCTCGGGCCAGCAAGCGACGGAGCCCGACGAGCCGATGCGTCCCGACTTCGACACGCGCGACCGAGAGGGCGACACGGAGCCGCCGCCCGACACCGTGCTCCTCGACGCCGCGCGGCAGCTCCGAGCCGCGGCGCGCCTGCTGCGCTCGGTCGCCGAGTCCGGTGACCGATGACGCGGAGTCAGTCGGTCGCCATCCACGCGAACATCAACGCGGCGCTCGCGCGCATTCCCGAGGGTCGGTAGATGGGACGGAACAATCGCATCTATCGCGCCGGGAGCTCCGTCGTGGTCGTCATCGACACCATCGAGCACCGGATCAGCGAGCCCGCGTTCCTCGACCTGCTTACCGAGGCGCTCCCCATCGCGGAGCGTCTCGCCGCCGAGCAGGACAAGCGCCGCGCGGCGATTGCCGCCGAGACGAAGGGAGCCCGCTAGATGGCGCGTCCCTCTCGTCCCTCGGTCCTGGCGCCGCTCAACGACGCCTTCCGACAGACCCTCAGCATGGGGAGCCCGGTGCGCGGCCGGGTCGTTATGACCAGCGGCATCGCGGGTCTCTCGTCGGAGCGCCTCGGAGCGATTCTCGGGGCCGTCGTGCGGTTCACCGACTTCACGACCGACAACGATCCCTACGGGGAGCACGACTGCGCCGGCCTCGACGTCGACGGCGAGCGCATCCTCTGGAAAATCGACTACTACGCGGACGACTCGCTCACCTACGGCGCCGACGACCCGGCGGCATCCTGCTACCGCGTCCTGACCATCATGTTTGCTACGGAGTACTGACCCATGATCATATTTTTGCCGTTGTCGCTGTTGTTCGTCGTGGTCTTGGTTCGCCGCGTCGTAATCGAGTGTCTCGCGAGTCAGAAGCGGCGCCAACGCGGACGCGAGCTCGGAGCGAGGCCCGGATGGACGAATCGTGGTTAGTGTTCCCTCTCGAATCCAGAGCGGCTCGGATGATAGGCTAAACCCATGACCAACAAACGACCGAAACCCAACGCCGCCGCCGTCGCCCTCGGGCGGCTCGGCGGACAGGCTGGCACCAAAGCGCAGCATCGGGCCCGTCGCGCGAACGCGAAGCGCGGGGGACGCCCCGGACGCGTCTGCACCACGTGCGGCGAACCCGTCCACGGCGGTCACAAAGACGCCCGACTCGACGCGACCTGCTCCGGCGTCACGTGGCGCTGGCAGAAACCCGCCGACAAGTAATCATCCCTCTCAGCCGGTGGCGCCCCGCGCGTCACCGGTTCCCCTCCCCTCACGTCGACCCCGAGCTTCCCACACTCGTCACCGCCTTCCCCCGCTGCACACAGTCGAGCGCGGCCTGCGCGCCGACCACGTAGAGCGCCGCTTCGAGTCCGGCGCAGCGGTCGGCAAAAAACGGCGGCTGTACCCCCACGAGGCGCGCGTCGGTGAAGTTGGTCTTAACGAGCGAGGCCTCGTAGAGTCCCGCCCCGGACAAGTCCGCGCGCCGAAACGTCGCCTGATTCAGCCGCGCGTACGCGCACTTCGCGCCGCGCCAATCGCCGTGGCTACAGTCGGCGGCGATATACGCCTGCACGAGATTCGCGCCGTTGAGCGAGGCGCGCACGAGCGACATGGCGGCGGGCGGATCGCCGGTCAGCATCGCGCGGTATAGATACGCGCCCGAGAGGTTCGCGTCGGTGAGGTCGCAGTCGCGGAAGACGGCCGCGCGTCCCGCGAAATTAGTCAGATTCGCTGCAATCATCGACGTCTCGACCGCGCTGAGATTCTCGCCGTCGGCGCGCTCAAACGTGACGCGCGCGAAGACGCAGCTACGCAGTTGCGCGCCCGTTAGCTTGGCGTTCTCGAAGGTTGTTGTCTCGAACGTGCAATGCACCATACGCGCGTTACCGAGGGACGCGCGATGAAACGTCGCATCTCTACACCAGCAATCCTCCATGTCGAGGTTGGTGGCCGCGAGGTCGAGCGCCACGAGGCCGCGCGTGCGTACATGGGCGAGTCGAAGACCGGGCAGCGACGCGCCGGTCAGTGTCAGATTCGTCGCCGCTGTCGGTCGCTGGATGACGAGTCCGTCGCCAGCCGCGCACGCCAGCGAGACGGACGTCATGACGCACTTCGTGATCGTGAGCTGCGAGACGTCCGTGCGATCCAGATCGGCGCTCGTCATTACGCACTCGTTGATCGTGGCACCTTGGAGCGTCGCGCCCGACAGATGCGCGCGGCTCAGGTCGCACTGATAGAACGTCGCGCCGGCCAGCCGCGCGCCGACGAGCGACGTACCTTTCATCGAGCACCCGTGGAAGAGCGAGCCAGTGCCATCGAGCATCGCATCGAGATTCGCCTCATCGAAGTTGCAGACTTGCGCGGCCAGCGCGTGGACGTAGACGCCGCGCAGGTTCGCCCGCCGAAAGGAGGTCCGCTCGAGCCCCGGACAAATGAGCGTCGCGGCGGTCAGGTCCGCCTCGTCGAACTTGCTGCCGTGCAGCGCGGCGCGGTTGAGCGTGGCGTAGGACAGGTTGAACCCGCGACAATCCAGATTCGACAAGTCGGCGTCGGCCAGATCGAGCCCGCGCCCGGTCGCAGTAATGGCCTCCTGTGTCTGCTGCTCGATGAGCGCCAGCGACAGATCGCGCGTCACGCACTGCGCGGCGGTGCGAACGGCCCGTACGTGGTCGGGATTCATCGCGGTTCCCATCCTTTCGAGTAGTCGCTGAGCCCCCGGGTGACGCGCGTCGGCATCCCGGCGCTGTCGGCGAGCCGCTCGACCTCTTCCACCTCCATCTGCATCAGGAAGCAGATATCGTCCACCGCTTCCCCGGCTTCGAGGAGCTCGCGCACGATGCCGGCCATCTGCTTGACGGTGTGTTCGCCGCGCGCGCGGTTGTGCCGAATCGTGGACATCATCAAGTGTCGCCGCTCCTTGACGATTCGAACGATGGGCACGAGGCCCTCGGTCCGCGCGCGGATATCGGCGTCTTCGCGGACGACGCGCCAGCGATGCTCGCCGTCGACGATGATGGGCTTCGCGCCGCTCCCGTCATCGAAGACGACGATGGGCTGCGTCCACCCGTCTTCGAGCAGGCTGATCTTCAGGAGTCGAAACTCCGGAGGCGGCTGCATGTTCGGGTTGTAGTCGTTGGCGGCGAGCGAGTCTACCGGCACCCATTCGACGCGGCTGATCGGCTGACCGTCAGTGCCCATGTTTGCGGCGCTCCTTGATGGCGCGGTTGGCGATTTTCTGCGAGATGCGCCCGAACTTGTTGCCGCCCACCTTCGCGGGCAGGTACAGCGTCTTCCAGCAGAACCCGGACACCGGGTGCGGCACGGCGTCGGGAATCGGCGTCGTCGCGCCCGCGCGGTTGCGATGGATGCTGATGCCGACCTTGATCGCGCCGGCCGCTTCGCGCCGGTTGTCGGGCGGCAGTAGCCGCAGCGTTTCCATCGTCCACTCGCGCCACGTCAGGCCGTCGGGTAGGTCGTCCTTCTCGATGCCGACGCCGTAAAGGTCGGTCCGTCCGTAGCGCGCGCCGGTCGCGGCGCCTGGCACACGGTCGACCATCTTCTGCCACAGGTGCGGCCAACAGAGCTTGTAGGTGAAGAGCCGCCGGATAGACTGCTCGCCGTACGGGGGCGCGCACCGCTGATCGAAGCGGGCGACGCCGCACGCTTCCATCACGTCGTAGGCGCGGTTGTAGTCCCAGCCCTGTTGCAGCGGCGCGAGCCACACATCTTCCAACGTCCAGTCGTAGATCGGGTACGCGTTCTTGCCGTACGGCAGGACTGCCTGCGACATGAACGCGAGGAATCCGGTCTTCATCGCGATGGCGCTGTAGCGCGAGAGGCTTTCGAGCGCCCGGATGCCCATGATGTTGGCGAGCGTACCGTCGGCGGCGGTGAAAATCGCGGGCATCTGCTCGCGAATCCCGGCGCGCGTGAACCCCGGGTAGTCGGTAATCGCCGTCGGCGGGAGCTCGCGGACCCAGCGGTCGCGCGCCTCGGGCTCCCACGGGTACCAGTAGGTCGAGGTCGTGGAGCAGGCGTTACGATGTTCGATGGGGACACAGAACCAACGGAACCGAATCTCGGGGTTCGCAGCGACGCGCGTCATGTAGTCGACGGTCTCCGGCGGGATCGCCTCTTCATCGAACGAGTACACGTCGAGCGGCAACCGACCCAGCGCGCGCGCCTGTTCGAGCGCGAGGTTGAGACAGACGGTCGAATCCTTGCCGCCCGAGAACGCCACGACGACGTGATCGAAGTGCTCGAAGAGGTACGCGATACGCTCGCGGGCGAGCTCCAGACAGCTTCGGTCGACGGTGTGCTTCTTATGGATGATCGCTTTCACGCGTGGCTCGCTTCGGCGGCGAGGCTCCACGCTTCGAGCGCCTTGGTGAGCGCGTCGCCGGCCGTCGTCACCGAGTAGATGCGCCGCGCGGCGCGCAAGGCGGCGCGCACGGTCCGCTCCTGATCGACCGTCAACGGACACGAGAACGTCTGAAAGTCGCCCGTCGTCACCGCCGCCGTGCCCTCGGGCTCGGTTCCGGGCTCGGCCGCGGCGCGCACGATGTCGTTAGCGGACGCGTTCGAGGCGAGCGCGTCGAGCTCCTCGGGCGTCCAGAAGGGCTTCAGGTCGATCCCCGCCTGCTTATCGGCGTCGAGTTGGTCGATATTCCACTCGGCGAGCTCCGCCGCGCGGTTGTCGAACAGCGCGAGGTTGCGCTTTTGCGCGTCGGTGAGTCCCCGGCGGCGCACCGCGATGATCGTGTCGCCCTCGACCTCGACAATCTGCACCTTCGAGATACCCGCGCCCGGCGCCGCTTCGAGCACGCCGTTGCCCGCGAGGACCTCGTCGTGTTCGTCAATCACAATCGAGCGCGCGGCGCCGACGTCCTTGAGCGACGCCCCGATCATCTCGAGATTGCGCGGCGTGTGGCGGCGGCGGTTGTGCGGGTCGGGCTTGAGTTGGTCAACCGTGGTCGTCGTCGTCGTCGGTGTGGGCTTCGTCATCGTCACTCCTTTTCGTGTCGCTGCATCCACTCGCGCGCGGCGGGGAGCCGGTCGGCGGCTGCGCGAATTGTGTCGGCGTCAATCGCCCAGCATTCCGCGAAGCCGTGGTCGCGGTCGAGCGCCAGTTGGTGGTCGGGGTCGGTCGTCGTCTTCTGCCACACGGCGTCACGCGACGCCCAGGCGCCGGTCCCCGTTACGTAGCCGCGCGGCCAGTCGTAGCACGGCGGCATCGCGAGCTGCTGTTGCGCGATGAGCGCGAAGACTTCTTCGTGCGTCCACAGCCCGAGCGGCGACCAGCGCAGCACGCCCTCGCGGTCGAGATAGCGGTCGGTGCCCGGGGGCCCGATGTAGTTGTCGTCCTTCCGACGCCGGCCGAGCACGAGCACGTGGAGCCGTTCGTATTTGGCGAACTGCCGCCACGAGCGCCGCGCGACCCCGAACCACTCCGTACCCCGTGTTCCACGTGGAAACAACATCTCGGGGTTGGCCCGGATCCAGCGCATATCGAACGCCGGTTGCTCGATCACGTCGCAGCCCTCCGGCATGTGCGCCGCGTACCACTGCACCATCGCCGGAAATTCCAAGTCGGGCGTCACGCCGAGCACCGACCGCTCGACCCCGGCCTGCTCCATGATCCAGCGAAGCGCCTGCGAGTCCTTCCCCCCGGACCAGCCGTACCCGACGCGTTGCGTCTTGGCGACCTGACGCACCTCGTCGATGAGCCGCGCCACCTTGTCGTCGAACGCCGCCCGGTCGATGGTGTCCAACGCGGTCGCGGCGCACCGCTGCCACGGTTCTTGATCATCGAGGCGACTTTTCAGCCCGAGCTCCATGGCGTCCCTCCGAACCGAGTCGCAAACGGCTGGAAACGAGCCTGCCGTTCGCTGTACGAGGCGATCCCGACGTTCGGCTAGGGGTATATACCCCCCCCCTCCGACAACGCGCGGCAGCGCCTTGCAGCCGGTTGTAACGACCCCCTACCGAATTTCGCGGGCACGTGAGCGACCTCGGGACGGTTGCGGACGCCGTTGCGGTTCCAGCGATTTGCATCCCCCCCACCCGGCGCAAGTCATGTAAGTCGTTCTCTCGATTCGACTTAGCGACGTTCGTCGTAACTCGTTTCGTTACTATACGATAGCGGAATCGACCGTAAGTCGTTCGCTTCGTTAGAGTTACGCGCGCTCGACGCGTACGAGAGCTCATCCTCCCTTCACCCGGTTGCACCTGACGCACAGTGATTGGAGGTTGGCCGGGTCGAGCCGCGCGCCGTCACGCGCCAGCGACCGGATGTGATCCGCGATCCGCGCGCGCACGCGTTCGCCCTGCTGCACACAGAGGCTATGCTCGGCGTAGAGCCGACCGTCGAGCCGCTCGCCACACCACGGATGCGCTCGAACCCACGCGCGGGCAACCGCCGTCCACTCGCCGCCGTAGCCGCGCGCGGCCGCGCTCGGGCGCTGGTGTCGGGCGCAGCGTCCCTCCCGTACGACGGCTCGACCACAGTGTGGGTGTGGACACGACTGCGCGAGCGACATCACCGTCCTTCGGCCGCGCGCGTGTACGGATGCCAATGCGGGCGCTCGATGATGTCGTAGTCCTCGGTCAACTCTTCCCCCACCGCGATATCCCGGATCGCCACCTTCAGTCGGTCCGGAATGCTGCGCACCGTCGCGACGGCCACCGGTTGGTGATTGATAAACCGCGCGTCGTCGCTGTAGAAGATGATGACCCGCGACGTGCGGCTCTGATACACGAACCGGTTCATCCAGCGCCGGACCAGTGGCGGGTGCCGTCGATACTCGGCGTAGGTCAACACGCGGTCGAGATCCTCGTCGAGCTCCCACACGGTCTGGCCCTTAGTGATCGGCTGCAGCGCAAACAGGCCGAGTCCCTGAATGTCGGACGGGCCGATGCGGGTGCGCACGCGCATCATCGCCGCTCGAACTTCCGGTTTCGCGACCCCGTTTGAGGCGTAAAAACCAGAAGTGCGCCCTGTTCGATTACTCCCAAATCCCGACGCATCGCAGCAACCCAACGCGATCAAATTCGAACGTCGCGGTGAACCCGCTGTAGCCGGTGAGCGGCCCGGTATCCGATACGCCGTCCGCTTCGATTTCGATGTTGGTACAGCCGTCCTCTACAGTCACGCGGTGCGGCACACCCGCGCGCGATAGCATGGCGATCAATGTGTCCACGTCATTCATCACTTCTCGACCCACACCTCGTCGGCGCGCGGCCCTTTCATCCCATGGCTGAACTTGAACGTCACGGTCGTACGTCCCTCGACGAGCTCCTCGATGCGTCCGTTCTGCAGCGAGCTGCGATGGAAGAAGTACTCGACGGAGTCCAGGCCGCGAATGAACCCGAATCCCTTCCGTGCGTTGAGCGACTTGATCGTGCCAGTCATCGATTCTCTCCCGGATACCCACTTGCCCCGGCCGCGTCGGGCGTGCCGACGCGTTCGATGACGATGTTTTTCGTCGGGTCGTCGGGGAACGTGCAGAAGGCGCGCACGGCGGCCTCGCCCTGCCCGCCGCCGTCGATCTTCCACAGATACGGATCGTTCTCGTGCTGGTTGGTGAACTCTGGCGGCACCACGATGTCGCGCAGCACGCACCACGGCGGGGGCATGTCGGGGCCGAAGTAGAGCGCCGCGTTGAGATGCTGGCCGCGAATCGTCACGCGCTCGATGGTCACATGCTCGGGCGCCCGCTGCAGATAGATGCAATTCCCGCTGCCTCCGGTGATGCCCCACGGATCGATCTGGTCGAACAACACGTCGCGGATCGTAATGTTCCGCAGCATCTCGCTCTTGTGCATGTAGTCGCTGCCCATTAGGGAGAGGCAGCCGCCCGCGATCTCGCAGCGACACCGCTCAATGAGCACGTCCTCGACGCACGCCCACGGCGATCCGCCGTCCTGATTGCGTGGGGTGTAGACCTGATCGAACGCGCCCTGTCCTTCCGCCATCCCGGCGTACAGCATCACGGTGTCACCGACGTAGACGCCGCGCGCGTTTTTCAACTCGAAGACGTTTTTGATTTGCCAGCCCATTTGGAACCACTCGGGCCGCTTCGTGAGCGTGCTGCGCGTGATCCGAATGTTGGTCGGCGTCAAGTCGGATGACGGCGTGTCGCCGCCGCCGAACATAACCGCTTCGGCCGCGCCCGCGAGATGGCTGTCATCGATCAGGATGTTGCGGCCACCGACGACGCCGCAGATCGCCTGCGTCTCGAGCCCCGGCCGGCCGATGTAGTCGACGTAGCAGCGCCGGATGATCACGCCGGTACCTTCGGGTCGGATGCCGCGCCGTCCGCCGTAGACCGGATCGCCGAGGCACGACACCTGATCGACCAGCGTGCGCGTCGCTTCTCGCGTGATCGCGAGGTGCTGGTAATCGGGGTTCGTGTTCTTGATTCCGACCCCGAGGAGCCGCTGATCGGGTCCGCGCAGGCTAACCGTGTCCTCGGCGTTCGACGTGAGCCACACCGGCATGTCGAGCCCCGCACGACCGTCGGGCATGGTCGTGGAGCGCAGCGTAACCGCTTTGGTTAGGATGAACGGCCCTTCAAACGTGGCCGGTTCGCACTCGACGACCGCGCCCGCTGGCGCCTGCTCCAGAATGCCGCGCAGGTCTTCGCCCGCGTGGACGGTGATGACCCGATCATCGGGCGGGATCGGCTGGCTCGCGTCATACACATCGCGCAGATGCACGACGGCGCCAGTATGCACGCGGAGCGTGGCTTCGACGGCGGCGAGCGCTTGACCGACGGGATCGGTTTGTCGATGTCTCATGGTGTGCCCTTTTAGTGTTCGGCCTGAACGCCGTCGCGGATCGTGTCGCCGGTCATGTCAGACACGCTCCGGCGACGCCGCGGCGTGTGCTGTGCGACGTTGGTCGCGGGCTGCTCCCCGAAGTCGAGGCTCGGCTCCTGCTGGGCGAAGGTGACGAATCGCTGCTGCGTGTACCACGTGCAGATGTATTCGAGCTCTTCCTTCGAGACGGGGCCGAAGCTCGCGTAGAACACGAACCCATAGCCGTCCACGCCCTTCTCGGTGCGCGCGCGCGGCGCAGTAATCTCGACATCGAGGAACGTGCGCGCGGCGGTCGAATCGTCCTCGGGCACGAGTTGCACGATCATCTGCTGCCGCTCGCACGGCAACCGAAACTCCATCGACTTGATTTTGGGTTTCGGCTCGCCCTCGGTCATCGTGAAGAGCATCGCGCGCACATCTTCATCGAGCGCAACGGCGAGCGCCGGCGTGAACGGCTGTAGGCGGAGTGTCAGGTCGATCATCTTGATTTCTTTCCCGTCTTTCGTCGCTTCGACACGGTGGTCGATGTGATCGAGGTAGAGGCCGACGCGGTCGGAGTCGAACCAGCGCATGATGGGGATCCTTTCTGCTCGGGATAGGAGCGTGGCGAGGTGGTTGCGCGCAGCGCCTCGCGGCGCCACCGCAATAAATCGTGAGCGAGCTGCGCGAGCTTCTCGGGGCACAGACCTTGTTCGAGTGCCTCGACGGTCGCGAGGTCGAGGTCAATCGTGTACATCGGTCGTTCCTCAAGCGTGATACGCGTCGATTGGTCGCCGCGTACGGTGACGGTGTAGCGGCGCGGCGTTTTCTTCACCATCGGATACCTTCGTCCGGCCCGCGCGGAATCAGATTCTTGCGCGCGACCCAGATCCGCGCGCGCGATCCATCGCGCTTGAGCACTTCGATTTGCACGCGCGCGCTACCGGGCCGCACGTAGACACCGGGCACGCGCTGCTGATAGCCGTAGCCGCCGCGCTGCGTCTGGAGGTACCACACTAACTCGCCCGTCGCGAGCGGCGCCTTCTGTTCTCGGTGATACGGACAGTCGCACGGCTGAAGCTGAAGACAGATCAAACACCGCCATGCTCCGATGCCGTCGCGATAGCTGTCAGGCATGGGGTTCGTCCTCGAAGAGCGGCATCGGTGCGGGGGGCAACGGCGCGAGCTTCAGTCCGCTGGTCGACTCGACGCGCACATCGACGCGCGGCGGCGCGCCGGCCTCGGCGTAGAACTTGCCGATGACCGCTTCGACGATTTGCTTGTCGTCTTCGTAGATCACCTGGCTCAATGCATCGCCGATGGCGCGTGCGAGTTTGTCCCAGTCGGGCGTGGTGAGATGCGCGGCGGGTTTCTGCCGCAGATGCTTCGGGCGCGGCAGGTAGAACGCTGCCGTCAGGCGAACGGGCCCGTCGAGCATCACGCGATCCTTCGGCGGGAGCCCGGCGAGCGCGTCACTCGCGGTCTGCGCGACGAGCTGCGACCAGCCCTTGACGGACCGGTTGCGCTCGGTCGCGATGGCGACCTTCATGCCCTTGATCTCGCGGACGAACGCCGAGATATTGCCCTTCGGCTGCGGCACGCCGTAGACGGTGAACGCTAACGTCATCGCGTTCGTTTTGTCCTCTTCGTTTTTTTTGCCATCGTCTCTCGCTTCATCCGTCTATGGACTGCCCGAGCTCCGGCCCGAGTGACGCGGGCGTCAGCGATAATCTTGGACCACCCACCGCTGGCTTCCCAGCGTCGGTGTAGCTCTGCGATCTGCTCTCGCGAGTGCGTCTGTGCCAGGAGCCGACCCGCCTCTGTCGCGAACCAAAGTCGCTGTTTGCGCGTCATCCTTCCTCGCCGGGTTCGCGTTCGGCGGCCGCGCGCTGTTTCCAATCCGGGCCCCCGAGCACCAGTTGTCCGACACGATAGAGTTGACTCGGCGAGATACCCGGGCGCGCGACGACAGGCGGAAGGTCGGACGGCGCTGGTCCTTCGCATACCGCGCACCGAATGAACGTGAGGGTTCGGGTACCGCGCACCATCTCGATAAACAGCGCCGGCGCCCAGACCGGCATCTGCTGCCCGCAGCCACCACAACGACGCGAGACCGCCACGCGGCGCCACGTGCGCATCACTGCTCCACCGCCCACCAGAGGAACAAGAATCCGACGACGGCCACGACGAGCGGCGTCCACTGCGAGTCCCGGTCGACGCTCGCCTTGATCGCGAGGCCGAGCGCGAGCACCAACAGCGCGAAGGCGATGGCGTGTCGCCACATCACGAGAAAATCTCCGCGAGCCGTTCGAGGAACGGTCGCCGCTTCGGGCGACAGCGCTGGAACACTTTCGCCTGGAGACGCACCTTGGCTTCGTGCGCGGCGTCGGCGGCGTCTCGGCTCGGCGGATCGATGGTCTTCACCTCGATGTCAAGTCGCTCGAACAGGGTCGCGAGCTGCGCGGGGTTGAGAGCGGGCGACGGCTCCGGTTCGCGCTCGACTAGACGGCGCGGCAGGCGCGATGTGACCAGCCGTCCGTGACTCGCCTCGACCTGCTCAATCGCCGTCGAGATGACGCCGCTGTCGTACGGGATGCGGAGCGTCGCGCACCGGACCTTCAGCGCTTCCGCGAGGTCGCCGTAGGTGTCGAACCGCTCGACCTTGAGAAGCTCCAGAAGGACCGCCGCGACCACGCCGCCGCCGCGTCGCCACTGATGCATTTCGGTTTTTGTTGCCATTTCTCAGCATTCGGACGCGCAGCGTCCTGCTCTAATTGGTTGTACTAAGGCGGACGCCCCGATCCTTGGTACGGGCCGCTTACTTGGTACGGGATCGCGATCACGCGCGTGACGCGCGCGCCGGTGCGCGCGAGCGCTGAAGAATCCGCGCGGACAAAACGCGGACAAGCGCCGGACGGCATAAACAGTGCCATGCATATTTATTCAGTTGCCGTTCTTCGCGGCGCGGTCGCGCTGCTTGCGCACCCGGTCCTCTTTCCGCTTCCGTTTGATGTCCTTCGCTGAGGGATTCCACTCATCGAAGTCGTGAATCCTGAAGCCGCCTTCGACCTTCTCGAACAGAGCCGCCTGCACAAGCGCGTCAGCGATGGCGAGCGGTTTGTCGACATGGCGAAAGCCTTCAATCGTGGTCGTGGGCAGGTACCCATCGGTGAGGTGTTTGTTCGTCCACATCAGGCTGACGGCATAGAACCCGAGCACGATGGCGGGACCGTTGGCGCCGACGCGTTTGCCCGCCGCGAAAATCTTGGCGTGATCGATAAGCTCGTCGTCCAGCCGCGCCCACATGACCGGGGACCCTACTTGTCGGTCGTTCCTGTTTTCAGCGGTGACGGCGCCGCCCCGCCGAGGTCTCGGTGTGGACGGCGACGGCGCAGGCGTTCAGGGCGCTTCTTGAGTCGTGAATCCCGTTCCGCGATCAGTTCATCGCGGGCGATTTCGAGCGAATGAATTTTCTCATGCACGGCGTTGATCAAGTGGTCGAGCACGCTGTTGTCCATGTCTCCTCCGGTTAGCGGGAAAAGCGGATATCGTCAGCCGTCAGGGGATCGGTCGTGGTCTTCGGTCCGCTGAGCGCCGCCTCTTGCGTGTCGTAGGCGACGCGGAGCTCTTTGAGCTGCGCGGCCATCAGGGTGCCCTTCGCGGCCTTGATCGCGCGGTTGACCGCGAGCAGCGCGGGGATCGTCGTCGCCGTCGCGATGCGTCGCTTCCACTCGTCCACCGTCGTCGGTTCGACGCCGCGCGCCCAGGCCGCGAGGAGCTCGCCCGTGTGCTCGGTAATCGGCTGGTCGAGTGACAGCAGATGCCGATGTTGTTCTTGCAGTTTGATCGGTTGTGGGACGCCCGGCTTGTCGGCCATCAGCAGCACGCTCATGGTCAGTTCGTAGGGCAGGTTTTTCTCGCAGATGGGCATCCAGCCGTGGAGCCCGGTGAGCGATTTCATCTCGCGAATTTCCATCTTGCCGTTGTCGCCGCGCACCATCTCGATTTTCGGTTCGGCGCGGAAGCAGAGAATCAGGTGATTGCGCACCTGCAGCAACCGCTGCACCATCGCCTTGTGCGCCATCTTCGGTTTGATCCACGCCGCCATGCGGCAGGCCTCGCGCTTCTTCCAGTCGTCGCCCGCCATGCGCTGGAGCTCGTCTTCCTGCCAGTCGAGGATCCCGCCTTCGCCGGCCCACTCGTGCGAGGTGCTGTCGACGACGATGACGGGATACTTCGCCGCGTCGGCGGCCGCGATGGCCTCGGCGTAGCGGTCGGGCGTGAACGGCGGCGTCAGGTCGCCGTGGTCGAACCGGAATTGATCCGCGTAGTGCTTCGCTCGGCCCGCTTCGGTGTCGATCACCGCGAAGGGCGAATCGCCCGCGATGCCGCGCGCGAGTCGCAGCGCCGAGAACGTCTTCCCGCTGCCGCTCCCACCCGAGAGCCCGATCAGCAGGCCGACGTTCTCGCGCGTGGCCGGTCGAAACGTGAACGTCATGCTCTCCACGCCCGAAACTCGGCAGACACTTCCTCGCGAGTGGTCAAGCCTCTGTCGATCATGAATTGCAAGAGAAAGACTCCGATCCGTTCGGCGTTCCGCGCCTTTCGCTCGCGCTCTTGAAGCGTTTCCAGATCGGGTGCGCCGAGCAGAGTTGGTCGGTTACCATCCCACTCCACAGATAGCCCGTGGCCCAGCAGCAAAAGCTCTAGCCGCTTGTACGGCCACGACTCGATCACGCTCTTGGCAATATCAGCGTCCGCACTCGCCCACGCTTCCAATTGACTGCGTGTGATCACACGCTGGCCCTTGTCTCCCACCGCCCGCGATTTGAGAACGCCCTTCGCTATCTCTCGCCGGAGTGCTTTCTCACCTATGCCGACGTACCTCGCCGCCTGCGCGACGGTCATGATGGACCGCAACCGCATGGCACACCTCAATTCAGGTCGGGCCCCGTCGGAATCAGCGGTGTAAATGGAAGCAGCAATTGTTGGTCGCTGCAGCGACGGCTGGACTTCAGGGTGCCGTGATGAAGTCGGTGGCACCACCAGCACAGAACTACCAAGTCGGTCACCCATTCGTGGCCGAGGCGCTCGTACGTCCGATGATGTACTTCGAGCCTGCGTCGCCGCCAGCACAGCGCGCACTGGTGGTGCGCCCGCTCTTTTGCCTTCGTCGCGATGATCTGCCACCGGTCCGACGCCAAGTAGTTCTCGTACTGCTGCTGTGTCATAGCTCTCGCTCCCTTCGAGAGCATTCTCCACTCGCCCCTCAGTTCGCGACCGACACGACTGCTGCGGTGACGCCCGTTTGAGGTCGGGTGGAAGCCGATGGTGTTGTTTGAGCGCCGATGCCGGGTGACGGTTTTTTGTTGACACGTTTTGACTCGCAGGCATCACGCGAACAGCGGTGGAAACGGTCGCGTGCCACACGCCTCGATGATGCGTTCGTACTCGGCATGGGCCCGGGGCCCGCGCGCGCAGCCGACGTTCACGTCGAGCGTGCAGGAGACGGAGACGAACAACCCCCCGCGCCCACCCCAGCGGGCACGGATCGGGTGAATCAGTCGTCCACACTGCGCGGCGCACTCCACCTCGATAGCGAGGAGAACCGGACGCAGCCGCCCCACGTCATCGAGCTCAATCCGGTGGCGCGGATGCGCGTGGCCGCCGTCGCGGTCGTAGGTCTCGACGCGGACGTACGGACGGATCGCCGGCCACAACGGATGTTCGAGCAGCTTCATCGCAGTGCCCCCGTGCGGCGCCGCCGCCAATCCCTCGCATCGGGGCACGATTGAAAGTGCGTCGGGCTCGACGCCGTGTCGATCTCTTCGATGCGGCGGTCGCCGTCGAAGAGCACCGGTTGCTCGCGCAGCGGGACGATCTTGTCGAAGGGCATCCGTTTGCCAGACGTGAGTTGGGCCCATTCGATGACGGCGCCGCAGGACCGGCAGGTGCCCGGATACCGGGTGTCCTGATAGATCGTAAGCACCATCAGAACACCGGTTCTTCGTGCGGATTCAGCATCGCGTGCGCGGTGGAGCGCGCGGCCTCGATAGCGGCCTTGCTGTTGCGTTGAAAGCCGTCGAGACTCTCGGGCCAGATCGACCGGTCGGCAGACACGACGACCCACGCCCACGCTTCGTCGGGGAGCTCCGCGAGTCGAGCGAGCAGCAACGCGCGCCCGGGCTGCGCGCCGAGGGCGCGACCGACACGGACCATTCCTTCAGCGTCGGAGGCGAACTTGCTCGTCATCGCATCTCCTTTTCCAGCCACGCCGACTCGATCCACGGCGGCAGCGTGGCGTACGCCGTGCGCCGCGGATAGCCGGTCCAGTCGTTCGAATCGAGACACGCGCGCCAGAGCTCCAGCGCATAGAGCACGCGCTTCTCGGCGAGCGTCATGGCGTCGGGCCCGAGGCTGATCACGGATGCGGCGTACGGTGGATAGGTTTCCTGCACGGCGAAGCGAAACGTCGCCTCGGTCCCAGTGAGCGCCTTGTAGCCGCGCAGGTACCACGCGACCTGAATGTCCTGGCCGTTCGCAAAGAGGTTGCGCGTCCAGTCGTCGGGGTTCGCACTTCCGCTGGTCGTCTTGTAGTCGTCGATGTCGGCATCGCGCAGCCAGTCGAGACGCGCGCGGCACCACACCCCGTCCTCGATCCAGATCAACGTTTGTTCCGCGTCGCCGTCGAGAAACATGCCCTTGCCGCCGTCACGGTGGCGCTCGAGTTGCGGACGGAGCGCGGCGACCATCGCCTGCGCCTCGGTCCAGACGTGCGCGAGCAGCGGAATGCGCCCGGTCGCGTACGCCTCGTCGCGCTGCGCCTTGGCGGCGTTGGTCCGCCAGTCGGCCGCATCCACGACGACGACGCGCGCCGCCGTCCCTTCGAGGAGGAGCTCGTGGGCAGCGGTGCCGATGTCGGCGGCGCCCGCGTGTTCTCCCACGTAGTCGGGATTCAAGCGGGGATGCTGGTGACGCGCGTGCGCGGGGGACGAAAGACAGAGCACGCCAGCGATCCCCGACGACAACGAGGGCGCGGGGCAGGGGTCTGCGAGGTACGACGGCCAATCGAGTTGGTAAATGCCAGGCGCATCGACGGTCATGGTTTCCGCCTCGCGCAGTACCAACAGCGCCGAATCCCGTCGCGGCCGCGCATGGTGAAATCGCACGCGCCCCGGCCGACGGGACACATCACGGTGCCGGGTGGCGGCGGATCGCCTTCGTTCGGGCGCGCCTGCTGCTGGCGTGTCCACTCGCGTTCGAGGTCGGCCTGCGCGGCGCGGCGGTCGTCAGCGCGGCTCATCACCCACCACCGCGATAAGACGCAGCCGCGCTTCGGGGTTCGGCTCGTACTTCGCAACTCGCTGCATCGCTTCGAGCACCGCTTCGCTGGTCGCGTTGTCGAACGCCCGCTGGAGCAGGTCGGTCGCCACGTCGGGCGAGACCCCTTGAAGCACCCGGACGAATTCGACGAGGCCGCACGGTGGGCTGTAACTCATTGGACTACCTCGTAGCGTCGTCGCGGCGCTCCCGGAGATGTTCGTCGCGCCACGCGGCGCTGACCTGATCGCACTCGCGCTCGCGCCGTACCAGCGCGATGCGCCACAGAATCGCGATGACGGTGAGGACGCCGACGACGCCGAGCCCGATCACCGCGCCCTCAGCAGCGAGGCGCTGCGCCAGCGGCCGTCGAGGTACTGGTCGATCAGGTCGGCGCGGTAGCGCGCCCGGCGTCCGAGACGCGGCCGCAATTCTTCGAGAAACGGCAACTGCCCGCGCCGCCGCAGCCGCTCGAACGTGCGGCGCTCCATCTGTAAGCGGTCGAGGACTTCGGGGATGGTGTAACAGCGACTCATGACGCGAGCTCCCTCGGCGTACGGGTCTGGCGCAGGCCGATCTCGGGATCCGGGCCGAAGCGGATTTGATCCGGGGACACCTTCAACGCTTTCGCGAGGGCGACCACGGTCTGAAATTCGGGATGCGCATCGGGGTTGCTTTCGAGCTTCGAGATCGTGTTCTGCGCCACTTCCCGGTTGGTGAGGCGCTCCAGATCCTTCTGGGTCAGGTGGCGCCGGAGGCGGAGCGTCCGCAAAAAGTGCCGTCGCTTCATGCGGGATAGTTAAACCGTTCTCGAATAGTTGTCAAGGACCGCTAAATTCTTTAGGAATTTAGGGTTTACGGTCCTGCTAGAGACGAGAATATCCCGCTTGGGATATAATTAGGCCATGAAAAACTGGCAGACACTACGGGATCATTATCGGTTGCTGTTAAGAAAGTCGGGCCTGACGCAGACGGAAGTCGCCCGCCGGGGCGATCTCTCGGGACAAACAGCCATTTCCAAACTGCTCACCAACACGAAAGGGGGACCGTCGGTTGACACATTCGTGCGCGCCATCGAGGGGCTCGGAATATCACTCGTGGAATTTTTTTCTGGGGTCGAGACCACTGATCAACCGTCGGTGATGGTGCGCCTCGAATTGCTCGAAAAGTGGTTCCAAGAATTTCAACAGGACGGCGGCGCGGTGACGGCGCTACACAGGAGGCTTCATGACGAGAGCGGTGTTGTCGTTCAAGCGAAGCAAGGAGAACAACGGCTTGTCCAAACCGGCGACCGACACCGCGTCTTCGCCGCCTACGACAGCACCGACCCGGAGCTCGACCGTCGCGTGCGGCAGATTGTGCGTGCCACGCTCGGTGAAGTCGTCGAACAACTTGCTGCGGACGTGGACCCCCCTCGCGAACCACTTCGAAATGCTGATCCTGACGCACCCCGAGCTATGCAAAGCGGTCATCGATAAATTTCAGGAATGCCTCACCAAACTCGACAAACTCACATAGGAGACCAGATGGACGAGACGACGACGAAACGACGACGACGACGCGGATCACGTATCGGGATTCGCTGGCAGGGCAAGAAACAGTACGCGTACGTGAAGGTCGACGGCGTGCAGTACGGGGAGACGTTCTCCGCGCTGGCGAGCGACGACGAGATGCAGCAGTGGCGCCGCGATGAAGTCAAACGCCGCAGCGGGCGCGACCCAGATATCGTCGATGGCTCGTTCGCGGATCTGGCGGCGACCTACCTCGTACGCCACGCCGCCCAGCCGACGATCACGCAGAAGATGGCGCATCTCGAGTTGTGGGTACAGGCGCTCGGGCGCGACCTGCCGCTGCGCGCGATTACGACCGACGCCATCGTGCGCGTGCTGAATCGGTGGCGCCTGGAACCCGTGCCGCCGTCGCCCGAGACGCCGGGGCCGCGCCGGGGCCGGCCCCCCGTCAACACGTCCGGCATCCTCGGCATCGAGACGATTCGCAAACGGCGCACGAGCCTCAAATCCTTCTTCGCCGAGATGGCGCCGACCATGACCAATCCGGTCAACGGCGCCAAGCTGCCGCCGCGCCCCGAGGACGCAGCACCTCGCGCCATCGACTACCTGCGCATCGAACGCGTGCTCGCGGCGATGCCCGACTATCGCGACACCAAGCGGGGGGCGCCGCGCGAGCGCAATCTCTCGAAGCTGCGCGCGGGCGTCATCGCGTATACCGGGCTCCCGCCGGGGATGGTGGCGAAGGTGAAGCGGATCGACCTGTCGCTGCGCGAGGGGACGCTGAGCGTCGGGCCGCGCTTCAAGGGACGGGGCGCGAGCGGCCGGGTGCTCCGGTTGAACGAGGACGCCCTCGTCTGGTGGCGCGCGTTCGACGCCGCCGACGCCTACGGATCCTTCGCCGTGTCGTCGCTGAACGTCTCGTTCAAGCGCGCCGCGACGAGCATCGGGCTCACCGACGTGCATACCTACGACCTGCGTCACAGCTACCTGACGGAGCTCTATCGGCTCACCGCCGACGAGGCGACCGTCGCGCGCGCCGGGCTCCATGCCGAAGGCTCGCCGATGACGGCGCGCTATACGCGGGGCGCGCACGCCGACGTGGACGCCGCGGCGTCCGAGGCGTTCTCGGCCTCGCTCGCTGCCCGGCGCCGACAGGCGCGCGCCCGGTTGGTCAAGCCGGTGACGGTCAAACCGAACACCTTAAGGATGCGCACTAAGGTGTTAGAAACCGCTAAGTCTCGACAGGTGAGTTAGTTAGCTGCCAGTGTGTTTTCGCTTTCAAGGCTAAAACACGGGTTCGAATCCCGTTGGGGACACCAGCCCCAATTGCTCGAAAACTGAATAGAAACGGGCCGAAAACGCGCGTTTTCGGTCCGGACGTCTCCCGCCACTACGCGTCACAATCCGTCAGAAAACGCCCCTACGCGACCCTTAAGGTGTTCACTTAAGGTGTTAGCTTTGCCCCACCCCGCGCGCTTCACAAAACTCCACACAGCGGTCGCTCTTCAGCGGCGTCAAGCTCGACTAGGTTTCTGGTAGTAACCAGAGCGGACGTCGTTTAGAGTTACGAACGAAGACGATATCCCGACTCGGATTGAATAGGAGTGAACTATGGATTATTCGGCACGTGTCCTCGGCACGGGCATGTCGAAGACGTTGCACGACCGGGCGCGCGCGCCGCTGCTGCGCATCGGGAGCGATGCCTTCGACCGCGTGGCGCTCGCGCACGTAGAGTGTTTCAACTACGTCGCCGCGGCGAACCTGTCGGCGATTCTCAACGAGTACCTGCGCGTCAGTAACACGCGCGACCTCTTCGAACGGATCGCGCCGTCGGCGTTGGCGCTCCCGCGTTTGGGCGCGGTGGCGCTCGCGGTCCTCGGCGCCTGCTTCGAGCTGAAGCGGATCGGTGGCGAGGCGCCGCTCGAAGCATGGGTGCAGCGGCACGCGAAAAAGGACGCGGCGCACCCGCTCGTCACCTTCACCACGATCAAACACCGCGAGGCGCTCGCGGCGCAGCGCACACGGAAACCCGCGCGTCGGTCGAAGACATCCCGTCTGCGGCTAGCGCGCTTCTCGAAGACAGGCTGAGTATGAGCACTGAAGACCGACTGCAGAAGATGCTCGCGCATCACAAGGGGATCGTCCTCGCGCTCGAAACGACGCTGGGACTGTTGACGGGCGAGGCGCGGGCCAAGGCCGCGAGCAATGGGCACGGCGTGCTCGCCGACGCGCTGGCGCTCGATGCGAACCGCCGCGCGAAGACCAAGACCAAACTCGCGAAAGCAGAGCCCGTCAAGGTGCGGCGGCAACGGATGGCCGAGTATCTCGCCAGCTTCAATCAGACGACACCGCAGGCGATGGGTGGTGTCGGCCTCGGTTCGCTCGTGCGCCGCGGCTATTTGAAGAAGAAGGGTCAGGGCTATATCCGCACCGCGAAAGAGTACGTTGTCTGATGGCTCACGTCCTCGATCCTGACGGCACGACCCGACCGTGGATGCCCGCTAATGGCCGGACATTTACCCTGCACGAACTGCAGACCGCTGTCGGCGGCTACATCGAAGCGATTCGCCTGCCCGACGACCCGCTCGGGCGGGTCGCCTATCTCGTGGTGAACGAGGACGGGAAGCGGGAGCAGCTCCCGCCGAACGCGCTCGCGACGCACGTGCTGCACATGGCGGGCGGCGCCGCCATCGATTACGTGGTCGGCGTCGCCATCGTCGCCAGCGTCGAGGAATTGAACGGTATCGAAGACGAACAGGAGGAACCGTGATCGGCAGCGCGGTCAAACGGGTCGAGGAGAGCCGCGACTGCACGCGCCACGTGTGGGTCGATCCGGCCGAACCGCTCGCGACGCGGCGACCCGTCGTCCCGATCATCGGGACGCTGCCCGAAATGATGAAACGCGGACGCACGTATCGGTGCGAGACCTGCGGCGCGCTCTTCGTGGTGCCGCCGCGATGAGCAAAGCCGCGAAGCTCGCGAAGGCCTTCGCCGAGTTGGATCGCCTGTATGCGCTACTGCCATCGATAGCCTGTCAGGGGCGGTGTGCGATTGCCTGCGGCCCGGTGATCGCGAGCGAGCTCGAAGCGCGGCGTCTGCAACTCACGACGCACGTCAAACCGCGAACGATAATCCGGCTTCTCGCCGACGGCGGCGCCCACACGGAAATACCGCGCGAGCGGTGCGTCTATCTCACGCCCGAGGATCGCTGCAGCGCCTACGCGGTGCGCCCGTTCATCTGCCGCGCGTGGGGGCTCGTCAAGCCGCTCTCGTGCATGCACGGCTGCGTGCCTGAGTACTGGCTGCGCGATACCGCGTTCGTCCGGCTCGCGAAGGAAGTCGAGCGCGTCGCCGGGCGCATCCTGCGCACGTCACCCGAAGGCCTGCTACACGTACCCGGCGATACCTACGCCGACCTGAATCCGCAGCGCACCGAGGCCGATATCGACGCCGACAGCGAACGTACGCGCAGTCTCCGCGCACTCCACGGGGGTCGAATCATCGCCGCCGTCATGAAGGGATCCGAATGACTGATGAGAACGAAACCGTCTTTGACCGCGCCCAACGACTCGGGGCCGCGCCCACGGATCGGCGCACCGTGGAGCAACGCCTGACCGATATCGAAACCCAGCTGCGCGAGTTGAAACAGATGTTGCTGACGCTCACCGCGCGCGCCCATGACGACGACTAAAATCCTCGACCGGCTGATCCGCTTCGCACCGCCGCTGCTCGATGCCAACTGCAAGCCGGGTGTCGGGCGCTGCATTCTGGCGACGGCGGTCGGGCTCGACGTGCTCCGCGCGTTCGACATCGCCGCCGAACCCCGCGCCGTGCACATGAAGCTCGCCAACGCGCAGTACATCGCGGCGCGCCTACGAGGGGCCGACCCGGTGACGGCGGTCGCGCGCGGTGGGCACCTCATGGCCCCGAACGAGGGCCTCCGGAGCGCGACGAGTTGGGGTGGGCATCTGGTGATTGAACTGCCGACCGTCGGCAAGCTGCTCGACCTCGACCACGGACAGTTCCGGCGACCGGCGCACGGTATCTTGGTCGAAGACGCCGACCTCTTCGATTGGCCCGCGAACACACGCGAGCGGGAATTCGTCGGCGTCAACCGCGCCCGGCTGGTGATCACGGTCGTCGAGGACGACTACTACCAGCTCTCGAAAGACTGGACGGAGCCGTCGCGGTGGCGTCCGCTCGCGACAACGCTCGTCCGCGCGGTGCGCGCGGGTCGGCTAGGGTAGCCCTACCCCCTTCGGGATCGCCCCGTACACGCGCTCGCAGCCTCGGGAATCGACCTTCCACGCGTCCGGTCGCCCAGACGCCCCTAAATCGACCGACCTTGAAGCAGGCGGACGATCACGAGCACGAGCACGACGACCAAGAGGAGGTGGATGAGCGACCCGCCGACCGGAACAATAAACGCGCCCGTCAACCAGAGGATCAGAATCACGACGATCAGCAGTTCGAGCAGCCCCATCGGTTTCTCCCTCCGTTATGGCTTCAACTCCGGAGCCCATCGGTCGTCGGCGCAGGTCCAGCCGCAGATACCCATGTTGCACGCCGAGCCGACGAGCAACCGCACGGGTCGCCCGTCTTTGCAGTTCATGTTCGGCGGAGGATGCAAGGCGCGAATCCCTGCCTCGACCTGCAGCTCGTCGTAGATCCCGCCCGTGCGACACCCGCACGCCGCGACCGCCGCGAGCGCGAGGAGCGCGAGTCTCACAGCCAGCCCCCGTCGTCGTTCATCCCGCCGTTGCCGTAGCCCCAGACCTTCGCGTCGGTGCCCTTCACGTTGTCGACGGTGCAGGCGGCGTAGAACCCGCGCTGGCTGCCGTCGTCTTCGTTGGGGTGCTCCGACCCGGACCCCCACGGGTCCCCGGTGAACTGCTTGATCGCCTGATCCTCACAGAGCCGGAACTTGTGGATGTTCCCGCACTCGCCAAAGGTCCAGAGGGTATCGACCATGCGCGCCTGGAGCTCGGGCACGTCCCACGACGAGTCGGCCTGATAGTCGATGCCGTCCATGTCGGTGTTGAGATCCTCCCAGAAGCCGAAGCGCCCGCGTTCGTCGCCGTCGGCGAACCACGCCGTGACGTGCGGATAGAAGTGCGCCCAGTTGCTCACGCCGTGCGGGTGGACCGTCTGTCCGACCCACTTGAAGATATCGAGCGTCGGCTGGCCGGGCACGTTGAAGCTGTCCCACTCGAAGCCGGGGATCACTTCGTCGACGACCTTCGCGGCGAGCAGCGCATCGAGCAGCGGGCCGATGCGATCCTGATACTGCTGCGGCGTCATGTCGCGCGGGTCGTAGACCTTGCTCGCCAGCGAGACGACGACGTACTTCATCCCCAGCTTGTGCAGGGTGCCGCAGTCGTCGACGAAGCGATTGATGCTCGGATCGCCGCCGACCGGATCCCAGAGCGCGTTGCTCGCCCAGCGACCCCAGTGCGTGTAGCCGCGCTCGAGATGCCGGTCGACCATCTGCGGCCACCACTGCTTGCGGTCGTACTTGTAGTCCAAGCCGGTGATAACGCGTTCGGGGTGTTCGCTGCTTCCACCACTCGGGCCCCCGGGGACGGTGGGGAGTCCCGGACACGGCACCGCCCACCAGTCGCCGCGCAGATAGTCGCGCTCGTGCGGCGGGGTCCAGGGCAACACGCAGTCGTAAGTCCCCGCAGGCGCCGGCGGGAACGTCCGCACAATCGGCGGCGGGACGGGCCGCTTTACACGAAAGGGCTGAGGGTGACGACCACCTCCCGGTCGTCGTCGTCGTCGTGGATGGTCAGGTACTCGGCATGCGTCGTATACCCGTCGGCTTGCACGAGAAACGTCACCTGCGCGCCGTCGGGGATCTCGTCATCGAGGAGCGCGACGTCGGCGTAGCCGTTCCCGTCGGTGAAGCGCGTGAACGTCGCGCCGGTATTCTGGATGTTCGCCGACACGTACGCGCGGGCGAGCGTCGCCCCGTCCTTGCTGACCACGGTCGTTTTGATCGTCATGCCGACCCTCCTGTTAGACGTCCAGTACTGCGTGCCGTAAGAGGTCTTCCAACGTAAACTTGGCCGACGCGGCGCGCACCGTGCACCGGGGGTAGAGCCGATTCGCCACGCCGATTTCATCGAGGGTGACTTCGAGAATCTTCAGCGTGGCGACCATGCCGAGTTCGGGCAGGTTGACTTGAATCGTGCGGCCGGAACGCGTCAGCGGATCGTGCGACGCGTACGTAATCTCGACTTGCGGCCACGCCCACATCTTGAGCTCGGCGTTGCCGCGCGCCGTACACGCGGCAATCGTGGTGAGCGTCGCGTCGCGCACGGGCGCCTCGTGAATCCCGTCGCCGCCCTCCGCGGCTCCGAGGTTGGCTTGTGCCGCGAGATCGTTGCAGACCACAAACAGCGCCACACTATCGCCGCCGAGCCGCGGCGTCGTGAGCCCCGTCACGCCCGTGAGCATCGGTACCGTGGTGGCCGTCGCGCCGCCGTCGACGGCGCGCGTGATCGCGCCGCTCAGGCCAGCGAGCACGGTATTCAGACCGGCCGTAATCGCGCCGCCCGGGATCGGCGTGGCGGGCGTGGCCGGACTACCGCTCACGCTATACCGCGCCGTGTCGGTATCGACCACCGTCACGACGTGCGCGCCGTTGTACTCGGGTTGTGCCGCGCCCACGACGATGATCGTGTTGCCCGTGAGCCACCCGTGGTTATGGACCACAATCGTCGCGGTCGCGCTATCCCGGGTGATCGTGGCCGCGCGCGTCGCTGCCGGAGTGGCCGGCGTCACCGGCGTGCCGCTCACGGGAAACGTGGCCCAGTTGAGATCCAGCACGGTCACCACGTGCGCGCCGTTGTATTCGGATTGTTGCGCGCCGATCACCACAATCGTATCGCCCGTCGCCCACCCGTGGCTGTAGACGAGAATCGTCGCCACGGCGGCCGCGCGCGTGATCGTGGCCGGGAGGAGCGCCGGGATCCCGGTGAGCGTCGTCCCAGTGATCCCCGTGTACCGAATCAATTGTCCGTCGACGTCCACCCATCCAGCGGACGGAAACCCGGCGACACTGGAGAGCACGAGCGTCGTTTGTCCGGCCAACGCGCCGATGGTCGACGTGGACTCAGGCGCCTTGCCGAGCGCGTCGTCGCCGCGCGTATCCGTGTAACTCGTCGTCGTGTTGTCGCTCAGGGTGGCGACGTACTGCAGATCGCCGCCGCCGCTACCGTCCTTCGCGCTGGTCGTGCGATACAAGAGGCGTCGCGATACGTCGCCGGGACCCAGCGGAATATTCGTGAGCGTGACGGCCGACGCGCCGGCCGTCGCTTGAAGCGGTCCGTTGGCGCCGAGATCGCGATCCGCCACGGCATCGACGACACTCGTCGTCGTGTTGTCGTTGATCTGCTGCACGAGCCGGAGGTCGACGCCGCCTGCGACTGTGCGATACACGCGCCGCGCGAGGGTACCGGCCGGGCCCGTCAGGATCGACGTGAGGCGCACTTGCTCGCCGCCAGCGGTATTGACCGGCGGCACGCTGGCCGAGCCGAGTGACGCGTCGGGCACGTTGTCGAGGATCGTCGTCGTCGTGTTGTCGGGAATCTCCAGCGCGAGGCGCGGCGTCGCGCCGTTGACCGGCGTCCGATAGACGCGTCGGCCGGTGACGCCGGGCGGTCCCGTCGGGATCAACACGAGGGGTTGTCCGGCGCTCGCGTACCGCGCCCCGGCCGTGTTGATCCCCGGACACGTCACCGAGAGCGCCGAGTCGTTCGCGGCGTCGATCCACGTCGTCGACGTGTTGTCTTTCAGATCGCCGACGAGGTAGTACGCGCCCGTGCGGTAGCGATAGATGCGCCGGGCAATCGTCCCGACCGGTCCGATGGGAATCCCGGTGAGCGAGGCCGTCCGCCCGGCGAGGCCGGTGACCGGGTTCCGCGTCGTGAGGTTTTGATCAAACGCGACGTCGTAGAACGTCACTTGCGTATTCGATTGCAGTTCCCCGACGAGAAACCACTCGGATCCCCCGGACTTGGTGCGATAGAGGCGTCGCGCGAGCACGCCAGCCTCGGCGGACGCGCCGAGCGACAGCGCCACCATCACCCCGGCCTTCTGCGATTGCACCGGATAGGACGCGCCTTGCTCGCCTTGTCCGAGAAAATCCCAGTACTGCGTCGGGTAGTTGGCGCGCCGAAATTCCGCGTTCAGCGTAAAGGGGCCGTTGGCTTGCGCGCGGTAGATCCGGATCCCGTCGGCGCCGCCCTGCAACGCCGGCACACTGAACAGCAACCGGATCTGTGACGCGCCGCCGACGTTCAACTGGTACGAATAACTGAGCCCCGTCTCGCCGTACGCATCGGAAAAAAAGCTCGCCGCCCAGTAGTACGTGAACCCGGGCACGATCCGGCCGTTGGTGTCCTGCGAGCCCACCCACGACGGCGCGGTTTGCGGGGATGCCGTGAAAAATCCCGAGCCCACGTTGAACGATCCCGTCAGGGGCGACTCGCCGTTGGCCGTGACAATCGACACGGCGTACGAGTACGGCCCGCCGTAGACGCCGCCGTGGGCAAACATGCCCGTATAGGAGCACGGCGGCCCGCTGAATCCGGGCGGCGTGTAGCCCACGCCAGGTCCGCCCGCCGTTTCGCCGTCTTGCGACACGAACGTACAGCGGTACCCCGTGCCGAGACCAATCGGGATCGGGCCAGAGCCACCCGCTGTCGCGACAAACGGCGCGACGGGGGGCGCGACGTCGCCGAGTGTCGCCGTGACGCCTTGGCCCGCGCCCGTTTCGCCGTACGCCGTGAGAAACGTCACCACCCACGTATACGCACCCGGCGAGAGACGCGAGATCGCGGCCGGACCCACGAGCAAATTCGCCGCGCCGGGGGTGATCCCAATCGCGTTGCGATAGGCCAGGGGCCCGACGAGGGTTTCTCCGAGCGTCGTCACGAAGGATACGGCCCAGAAATACCCACCGGCCAGCGGTCCGACGATCCCCGTCGGGCCCACGCCGGGCGGCGCGCCGGGCGTAGTAAACGCGGGACAAAAGAGCGCGGGCGTGCGCGGTCCGACCGGCGTTTCTCCGCTCCCCGTCCCGAACGCGACGGCCCACTGATACCACCCCGAGAGTTGCCCGGCGACGCCGACGGCGAGATCCCGATTCGGCGCCGCGCCGGGCTTCGTGACGTTACCCGTCAGAATCCCGGTCGCGTCACCGGGCGCCGTACTCGTATAGTCGACGCGCGCGCCGTCGCTCCCAAATTGCGCCATCGCACCCGCGCCCGCGAAGGGCTCGGCCGTCTCGATGGGGATCTGGCCGTCGCTGGCGCGTACGGGCGCGAGCAGTTTGACACTCACGCCCACGACCAAAATCCGCGTGCGGCGTTGGCTGTTATCGCTCCGCATGGTGAGAATCGGATCGGCGAGCGGTGCGGGCGGCGTCCCGTCGAGCGGGTGCGGATCGGTCGCGGGATCGGTTTCATTGACGAAGAGATGCACGTCTTTGGCGTAGTCGACGTACCAGTACCCGCCGATCAAATTCGCCAGCTCGGTAAACGCCGCGCTCAGATTGACCTCGTCGAGCGTGAGGGTGATCGCTGGTAACCCCACGGCGATGTGGGTGCCGGTAAACCCGCTGGAAAACCGGGCCAGCAGATCGAACGCCGCCGTCGTCGCTGACACGTTGGTGTAGGTACACCAGACTTGTCGGCGATTGAGCAGGACGCCGTAATCGACGGCGCGCACGCGCCACGACGGATGATCCGTCGTGAGGGTAAACGTGTCGTCGACGCTTTGGATCACGCCGCCGAAGATCAAGCGCGCGGGCAGAATCGAGCCGAGCCCGAGTCGTAGATCGTTGCCGGGCACAGGCGCCGACGCGGGGTCGTCGATCATGCACTCGAACGTGTTGACTTGTTCGTTCACCATGTCGCGCACGACGGCCGAGCCGACGCGCGCCGTCCACGGTTGCCCGCCGATCACGAGAATCGGCGTCGAGCCCGAGACGCCGACCACGACGAGATTCGCCGCCACGCCGACGGCGATGCCGGTCGCGCTCGCCAAGATCGGTTTGAGGCTGACTTGGCCCCTGGCGCTGACGAACATCTGGGCCACGTCGGCGCGGAAAATGATCGGCGCCGTCAATTCGATATGACTGGCGACGTTGATCCCGGCGTACGACTGACCGAACCCGAAGGCCGGGTAATAGAAGGCGACACCGTAGAAGGCGCCAGCGCCACTGTTTAGGAAGATGTGCGCGGGCGCCAGGAAGGGCGGCGCGACACTGAGCGCGATCCCGGCGGCGGCGGCGATCCCCGTAAACGTCCGAAGATCGGCGTCGGTGGCGAGCGTGATCCCCGGAGCCGCAGCGAGGGTGACGGGTGCGCGCAAACTCGCCGTCACGCCAACGAGAATCGCTGCCGACGTATCGAGCGGTTGCGGCGCGCTCAGCGTGCCCGACGCACTGACGGCAATCGCCGTCGCGTTGAGCAAGACGCCAACGAAAAATCCGCGTCCGTCAAACGCACGCGCGTAAAACGCGCCGCCCATTTACGGCTCCTCGGACGTCGCCGCGGCGCTCACCCAATCGGCCGCGTCGATCACATCGCGCGACGCGACGGGCGCCCATTCGACGGCCTCAAGGTACCGACCGACGAGATCGAGCTCGGGTTGCGCGAGCACGAGGCGCGCGCCCGGGTTCACGATGCGCGCCGGGACGGGTGCCGAGCCGGTCACGCTGTCGCCGAGACTGATCGCGTCGAGCGCGTCGAGAATCCGCGCCTCGCGTCGAATCGCTTCGAGCCCACGGGCGCCCTTCGGCGCGCCGAGCAGGATCGCGGCGTAGACAATCTCAAACCGCCGTTGGCCGCGACCGTTCCCGTCAAACGTGAGCACGCGCGCAAACGCCACGAATCACCCCCGCGCGACGGCGGCTTCGAGCGCGGCGATTCGCGCCGCGTGTTGCTGCCACCCGACAATGAGATCAGGCACGTATTTGCTGTAGTCGGTCGACCACGGACGCACGAGCCGACCATCGGCGTCGCGCTCGTCGCTCCCGGGTATGTTGGCGATGGGTAACACCTTGTGCGCATCTTGCGAGAACACGCCGCGACCGGGCGCGCCGTCGACGATCCAGTCGTACTCGTGAATCTCGGTCGCTTCGAGCACAGAGGTATCACGGGCGAGACCCCGGTCTCTTTTGAGACGGGCATCAGATGACGTCGCAAACGTCGTATTGCTCCCGCTCGTAAATATCTGTCCGACGATCCCGTTGTTGTTGATGAAAAAGAGACAACTGGCCGTCGAGACGCCCGCGTTGCTCAAGTAAATCAGCCCGCCGCCACCGTTAATCTGCGTGTAGGTGCTGCCGGCAGCGTTGGTGCCACCAACGATATGTCCGACTGTGTTGATCGTCCACCACTTCGCTCCGGCCGTCCACAACTCGAGCCCCGACGTGGCCTGCAAGATCAACCCCCCGGGGCCGCCCGCCGAAATCAGCGATCCGTTGGCGCGTGAAAACCCCGCCGTGGTGAACGTTGACGAGTACGACGCTATTTGTAGAAGGTTCAGATTCGCGTCGTTTCCAATCGAGATCGTCGCGTAGTTTCCCCCGCCGGGTGAGTTATTGGAGAAGAAGAGATTGAGTCCGCCCGTCCCGGTACCGTAGATCGTATGCGCGACCGGATTCGCCGCGTTGAAGGCGAGCGCGCCGCCGACCGTCAGACTTCCGGTCAGGGTGAGCGACGAGGCCCACGACGGCGCCGCGCCGACGCCATTCGAGATCAACACGCTGCCC